TGGAGGATTGTCCTTTATTTAGACTATATTTGAGAGATAGATTTTGGAAAATTGGTATGAAAGCAATGATATATTATGAATCTAAGAAAGCACTAGAAAAATATTTACCAGATGATATTGTAAAATACGTATTAGAAAAATTTTTATATTAATTTTAACCATAATCCGTACAAAAGAAAGTTTGAGAAAATGATCTAGAGTATGAACAGGTTGTTTTTTTAAAAGTTTGGCTGACATTCGTCCGTCTTGGACGGATTATGGTTAATAATGAGAAAAAAAAGGTTGATGAATTTTTTTCATGTTTAGACATGTGACAAATTCGTTAGTGAACACTCCAGTTCGAGAAATCTCTTTAAACTCAAGTTGATCAAGAAATTTTCTGTATATTTGTGCGTGCGCATTTCCTGCGTATATGATTATGTTATGAGCTTTATCTGGTTGGTCAGTCGCTCCTTTATATCCTTTTTCTTCTATTTCATTCATATTAAAATCTTTGAATACACGAGCAAGAAGATAAGTGTCCGCTACCAGTGCACGGATGCTAATAGTGCTACCGCTTTTTACTATATCAATGATAGCAGCTATCAATGCATTGTCTTTGTGTGATGCACCTAAAATAATCGGTATATTATGTTGCCATCTTTTTCTATGATGCTTTGTTTGTTCAAGAAATTCATTCCTAATAAATATATTAATATTATCCACAAGTTTTGGATCTTTAATTTTTCTTAACTCTTTTTGAATGAATGGATTTATACCTAACTCATATGTCATTAAAAAATCTAAAAAACGTGCGGCATTTGTTTCTGCAAGACCTTTCAATATCATGATATATTTAGTTTCTTTAATGAGCTTTCTAAATCGATCGGCCCATTCAGATTTAGAATAACGCCTCATAATAGTAGACACTTTAGATTCAAACAAATCGATCAAACTTAATTTTATAACCTTACCATCCTTTTTAACACTCCTAATGTCAAAATAATGAACTCTTGCTAATCTACATTCTTCTGCTGCACGATTAGAGTATTCTACGCATTTTTGAAAGCGTTCAAGTAGCTTTTGCAAACGTATATCTGGGTTTGCAAATTTTATTGAGTTATATTCTCTTCCTTTATAGGCTGGAAATTCAATGTAAAGATCAATGAAAGCGCTGGTTGTTCTAATTAGTAACATCAAAAAGTCTTCTATTGACATTTTATTAGTACCCCATTCTTCTTTCTTTGATTTCTTACCGAATCTTTCATCACAATCCATTGAAGGTAAATGACTTTCTCCGAATATATATATTGTCTTTTGATAATGCTCACTCCAATGATGGGTAAGAGATTTCGGTCCTCCAATAAATTTAGGAGATGGGGATATTTTTTCGAAATAGTTTTTGATAAGAGACATTAAAACTTTACGACCATGAATGCATTTTGGTTCTTTTGCAGATCTTTCTGCTTCATTGTAAAATGCTTCCTTTAACTCTTTACGAGCATCATTTAGAACATTCGCATCATAAGTCCGTACGAGTTTTTCGCAGAGATCATCCATGATTTACTTTTACGAAAAATTTTAATTATTAATCATAATTCAGATAAAACGATTATGATTAATGATACATTTAAAATTATAAAGCCTCTAATAATAAATATGGCTGTAATTAATAATTTAGACAATTTTACAAAAGAAAAAATTACTTTTGAGATGTGCGTGCCAATGACTCTCGGAGAGGAATGGGGAAGTGGTGCGTTTGGCAAAGTACATGTTGTTGATACACCAACTGGAAGGATTGCTGTAAAATGTGTACCTGAGTTGGAAGATCATGTGAATAGAGAATTGGAGACGTGCAAACGACTTGCACAAGAAAACCATCCTAATATTGTGCAACTACTTGGTTATTGGATTGAGAATACAACTCTCTTTTTGGTAATGGAGTTTATACCTAATACTCTTAATAACCTTTTGGACAGACTTATATTCGGAAAAATGCGAATGAAAAGTGTTTTAATGTATGAGTTAATGGAGCAACTTGCACGAGCATTGGAGTTCCTGGAGAAAATTCAATTGATGCATAGAGATATAAAACCAGATAACATTCTGGTGGATATATTAAGTAATCGACTTGTGTTAGCCGATTTTGGTAGCGCAAAGTTTCTAGAAAACGGGGGGGGTAAATCACATACAACTTATATGTGCACACGTTTTTACAGGGCACCGTGTCTCATATTGGATCGTAATATGTATTCAACTTCAGTTGATATATGGTCTTTTGGTTGTGTCTTGGCGGAATTTGCTTATGGGAGACCTCTATTTATAGGTGACACACAAACAGATGTTTTGGACAGAATAATCAGAATTAGAGGAATGGTAACTGTCGATGACATTGCTCATATGCCAACAAGTCACTCAGAAAATTTTGAAATTGGTCAAGTTTGTGCAAGCAAACCTTGGTATAAAGTATTCACGAGGCGTATTAATGATAAAAGTGTAAGCACATCTTATGGAAAAAAATATGAAGATATTTTGGATGATTGTTTACAATGGAACCCTTCAAAACGCATCTTAGCGTGTAATCTCGTTAAGAAATTCAGTATAAAATGAAGCAAGTTAAAATATAATAATTAAATTTAATAATTACATTTGTATAATACAAAAGTAAAATGGTTCATACTAAAAGAAATAAAGACTCGAGCTGCGAACTTAATGATAATCTTGATCCGCCAGAATCTCTTACTTGGTCTTTACTTACTTGGTCTTTATTAGAGAAAAGAATTGGTGAAGATTTGAACACGTTGGAAACGGCTCTCAGTTCTGGATTATCATCAGGTAGTAAATCTCCTGCGCTAGAGAAAAAGTTGTCAGATCCTTTTCATTTTACTACTCCAAAAATAACCTCCTTTGATGTAAGTACCAAATAATAAAAATTTTACTAATTTACATATTAATTTTCTCATACAGTTCACATAGCTTTTTATCAAATGACACGAATTTTTGATTCATAGTGTGTCGAATCTCTTTTAAACAATGAGATGTATTTTCTCGATCTACTAGTAGAACATCAAACATTTCATCATTTGAAAAAAAGATGTTCTCCAGCTCGAGTTCCATCTCACCCAAAATGTCATCTATCTCGTCGTCTGTTAACACAATAGAATCTTCAATACCAACATAAATATCAGAAAACTTCTGTTTGTGAGAATAAAAACTATTCTTAAGATTATATAATAAATCGTGTATCTTAACACCTAAGTCTTCTTCTTCGACATAGACGAGCCCGTCCAATTGACCGGATAATATTTCAAAGCTTTCTCTCAAGTCTTCACGCAATTCGTATATCTTTGAATCGGATTTACAGTCTAGTGACATATTAATATTCATATTGAAGACATTCTTTTCTCGGTTAGACATTTGTTCTTTCTGAAATTTGTTATATAACGATTTGATAAAAATCAAATTCACTTTAGTTGTTTCAAATTAATATATTATCATATTAATAAAATGTTAGAAACGTTATTTGACAATCTAGATAGAACTTATAATACTAATTTTCTTGATGAAGAAGAAGAAATTGTTAAGAAAACATTTTTAGACGTTTCTCTCGAAAACCATATGTTTAATGAAGGAAAACAAACATTAATGAAACTTATTTGTAATCATTTTGATCAAAAGAAGCCAAGAGCTTCCTTTATAGTCGGACCAAAATCACTTACATTACATAAGAGTGATAAATATCAAAAAATGATATATATATTAGGTGAGTGGCATGATGATAATGTTGATTGTAACATAGAACATTTTGGAATTAAGAGTGATGATATTATAACACTTGTAGAAGACTATCTTTATGAATTAATGCTTACAACAGACGTTTTTATTGATTTTTACTTTGAAATTCCAACATATAAAGATAAAAAGTATCCTGACGAATACGAGCCTTATCAAAGTGATCAAAGGCTAAATAAATTGTTTATAAAATTTAGAAATTGCTTACAATACGATACAAGAATGGATATTGATTGTAAATTAGCAAGAACTCATTACTTTGATATTAGGACACACAGTTTATTACCGGAAACGAATGATTTCCTTTGGTTTACAGAGAAGTTGCATAAACTAACCATACTATATGATCTTGAAGAACAAAACTTATTTTGCCAAACACTTCTTGTAGATGAGCGTACTATGAGAGTCGTTACAATATTAGCAGAAAAAGATATAACAAAAATGGTACATTTTTTGAAAACAAATATACTCGAAGAAAATAGATTTATTGAAAAAGAAATGAAGAAAATCAAAGATCCATACATCAAACAGATGATAGATGAATTTACTTATGAAGAACTTATGGATGAAATACAAATAGAACTATCACCTATCCAATCATTTGCTCAGAATATTTTAAAACTTGATAAAATGTCACTTTATTTATCAACTATGTTTATGGGGCTTAGAAATTCTCTTATATATATTAAAGCTCTTATACCAGACAAATATCTGTTAGCGCGTTTATTTAAAGATTTTGATCTAAAAGAACTAGAAAAAAAAGGTTATCTCGGCGCCACTGATCAACCAGAGAAAGCACATAATATTATTATATATGCAGGTAATGTACATGCGCAAACATACAGAAAATTCTTAGAAACAAAACTTGGATTTACACCAGTAGAAAAAACGGGTATCTTAGAAGAAGATAGGAACTCTCAGATCAGTCAAAAAGGTAATAAAAACTGTATAGATATGACAAGTATAACACAACCTTTATTTTCTATATAAGATCTGAATTTAATAGTAATACGTCTTATTACGTATTACTATAATAGATAATTCCGAATATCTACTCTGTAATTAATCGGTGCCAAGACCCCAGTAAAGTGGGCACTCGTTCAGCTTCTCTTCTTCTGGAAAAACCATGTTTAGAATGTAATACATAGTAGTATTTAATATGTTCCATGTCATTTTTTAAAATAAAAGTGTTTTACCTATTTTATAATTCAATTTTATATTTATATCATTATTCTATACGAGGAGTGTTCTTCATCAGACCAATGCTGTGCAATCGCGCGCGCAGACCGTCAACCCACTCTGCATGTGAGTGTACAGGCTCTAGCATCACGATAAGGCGTTTCACATCTACGTGAACTTCATCTAGCTTTTCATACATTTTATCATTCTGAAGAGTTATTTTTAACAATAAGTTTGTGTTTTCTAGCTGAAACGCGTCAGCTCTTTTTTCAGACTCTGCAATCATCTTTTTGAGATCGTAATTATCATTCTTGTTTACCAAAAAGTCTTCACGCTCCATTTTAGTAAATGATTTATATTGTCTTTATTTCATTTTAGACTTGATACAATGATAAGAGTCTTAATCAAATAAAAAATAAGATTATTACTTTTCTGATCGATAGCAACCTGCTGCCAATTCCCTTACAAATTCATAAAACAAATTAGGTCTCATACCATCTGCCATCTCACTTACCTGTCTCTTTTGAGACAAAACATCCATTACAAATTCCAATGCATCGTTTGTTTGACTAGAAAAAGCATCGCTTTCTTCTTTATCCATATCTGAATTTCCTGAAGCATTGATAGATCGCCACTTGGCTTGCAATTCAGCTGAATACTCGTTTATCAACTCCTCATTTCGTTCTTTGATAGCAGAAAACAAACGTTTTGTTATTTTTGTCATTTCTGGATCGGATATAACGTTTCCATTTTCGTCCTTGTATTTGCAATTTCTTCTCTGAAAATCAGTACATACTATCATATCTTTTAGAGGATATTCAAGAGCATACTTTGCGTATCCAGAAGCTCCATTTTGAACGTGAAGAGGATTTAAATTCTGAACGTGTTCTTGTAAATGAGCGTCAGTTATTGGCATCATATTGTTTATTATGTTTTGATTGAGAGTTGATGGTTTTGCGATCGCCTTCTCAGCCATTGACTGTATCCTGTCTGTTAAATCGTTGATTTGCTTTCTTTGGTTATCTTGAAATTCTTTTATCACAATGTCTTTTTCTAAAAGTTTTTTTTCATAAAAAAGAATAATTTCTTTTTCACGACGTTCGTATTCACGTCTAATTTCTTTTGTAGGAGTATTTTCTTTACATATTTGAAAATGATCATCCAATGAAGATTTTCTAGTAAATTCTTTTCCACATGCTACACATATGTGACCATTTAATAGTTTTTTATCTTGTTTTGAAAGGCAGTATTTTGTTGTTTTTTGATGCTGTTTCAAGGAAGATGCTGTTTTCAATATTTGTTTGCAGTATTCGCATTCCATTTATATATTTTAAAGTTATTTTTAAATAGAGTTCAAAATATTGCAGAAAATTTAAAATATTGCAGAATTAATGCATAAAAACTAAAAATTTATACTTAAAATATATACATTTTAGTTTTTTATAAAATCTCAAAATCTTGAGAGAGATGGGGGTACTCCATTTGGAACGACTTGAAAATCGGTAAGCTTTTTACGAACGATCATTCAATTTGCTCCGCTTTTGAAAATGCAAAATAATTTTCTTTTTGGTTTTCTATTAAATTTAAAATCTCTAGAAATTATCTTTGGATTATCTTTTTCACTCATCTCCTCCGCCTTTTCTAAATTTAGTTCTAAAGAAAATACGAAGACTCATTTAGACTTCCTTACTAGATAATTAAAAAGATAATTTGTTTATTATCTTTTTAACAATAAAATATGACACCAAATCGTGAAATTAATTTTGGCTTTTTTAACAAAGAATCTAATGAAATAGACAATGACTTAAAAGTAGAAACTGATTTAGTGTATGATTTTCATTTGGAAGCTGATAATCTTAGATTAATTATGAATACATTACGTTCCCTACCTCGTAAATTTTGTATACTATGTCAAGTAAAGTATGTAATGAAGAAACAGGTTAGTGTTCGATTATTATTTACAACAAATTATTCAGAATTTGTATATACAAATCTGAAAAAGAAATATGTAAACGATACTCAGTATTTACTATCTGGAACTCTAGAACAAAACCTTTCTACATTGTCGCCTGCTTTTATTAGTACACTTAAAGCAAATAGAATGATTGGAGTATGTTGTATCTCCGTTAAATTATTACGTGAAAAAATAACAACTTGGATGAATGAACAACGTTCTTTATCAGATGTTCTAACAACTAATATTTCAGGTGGTCATCTATTCCAACACTTTTCAAATAAAGATTTATCAGAATTGAGACTTGTTTCAAAAGAAACAAAACAGATGTTAGACTTGAAAAGACCTGAGATCATTTTTGAACAAAGCGAACTTCCAGACGATTTTGAGTATACACCAAATGGTTTTGAATATCTTTGTGATAGATATGGTAGAAAGCCGAAAGATTGTGCTTTACATATTGTTTATGTTATTGATCGTATAGGAAATATCGGACATCCATTATTTGATCGGAAAATTTTAGCCCAATCTGATATAAAGTTATCAATTAGAATTACTTGTGGTAATAATAGTAGAGACTATCAGAGAAGTGTATTTAGTTCATTATGTTCTATTCTAGAAGACTTGCGAAACACTATTTATTCTCTTGAAATTGATTTCAGAGAATTATATCTTATAAAAGAGTCTTACGTTAAAGTTGCTAGAGTACTAAGGGAAATACCAAATCTTACAATACTAAAACTATCTGATGTATATATACAATGGAAACCTTTTTTATCCTGTATAAAAAGTATCAAAAAATTAGAAGAGTTAGATCTATCAGACATTCGTATGTTAACTGATTTGCCATTTGATAGTTTGGATTCAGATTCGGAAGCAGGAGGATTTGATCTCGAAAATTTTAGACGTATATGGTCTGAATCTTTAAAACATTTAAAAGGTCTTAGGATAGCTGGATATAAGTCTGATCTTTCATATAATGAAAAAGCTGATGATAACAATCAATTAGATTTAGTAGAAACAATATTGCCTTGTTTAAAAGATTTTACACAACTCCGATCATTTGGTTGTACGGCGGACCCAACTTATTATAGTCATATGGAACGTTTTATACCTTATTTACAATATCTAAAAAACTTGACTAAACTAGATCTTTCTGATAGTAATTTGGGAAATTTTGATGAATCAAAAAGTGTAGCGATTATTCTAGACTCTTTACCAAATCTGAGAAAACTTGATTTATCAAGGTGTCAACTGGAGATGAGATTTTTTGAAATAATACTACCTGCTATTCAAAATCTTAAAAAACTGAGATATTTAGACCTTTCAAATAATGAAGATTTTTATCCTGAAGATATTCAACAAATCAAAGAACACTTTAAGAATCTTCTGTTTTTAGATATAGACACACACATTGACGGATATCGAGATTTAGATGAGCTTGACTAATATAAATAAATATCTACTCTTCTTGATCTTGAGGAGGTAGAAGCAAAGGTGTGATTGGAATGGTTGGAACATCTTCAAGCATGTTTCTATCAGAGGTTCTAAGAATGTCTTGTAGATCTAATAAAGGTTCGTGAATGTTTGTATTGGCTTGTGAAGAGACCTGTACACATCTAATATGACTTACCTAGCGCAAAGATGATGTATAGGTTGCAAATTATATCTACTCCTCCTATCGCATTTTAGGTCTACTAATACTATTGGTACATCACCTCTAACTCTCCTAATAGTTTGAAGCCATCTTTGAGATTGTTCACAAGGCAATCTATCTTGGTGCGATATCATCACAAAAAAGCGTCCGTGTTATTCCATTCATCTTCAACACGCATATTATTTTTTATTCTATAATTTCCAAGCAAGATTTTTTCTCAAATCTACTAAACCGATAATTATTATATATAAATATAATAATATTAAATACATTACTAAAGAAATGTTAAATAAACTTTCCAAGAAATCTTCACGCTCCATTTTGGTAAATGATTTATACTGTCTTTATTTCATTTTAGAATTAATCATAATCCGTCCAAAGAAAGTTTCAAAAAAATGAGCTAGAGTATGAACAGGTTGTTTTTTGAAAAGTTTGGCGGACATTCGTCCGTCTTGGACGGATTATGGTTAATATAGTAAATATAATAAGTCTCTTAATTATTAATGCATTTAAATTCTGAATATTGTTACCAAAACAAACATTTTTAATACATCCTTTCAGATTCAGATACCCACAAACCCAATCGTTCTCTCCTGTCTCTATCCGCTTTAAACGATTCCTCCAACATTCTTAATTG